GTTTCTTAGTTCTTTTTTCTTTGTTTGTTTGTTCATCACCCAATCGACCACTGGGAGATTTATTGGACATACTCTAACACATACTTCACAAGCAATGCACTTATCAAACTCGTAATGAATACGACCACGGTAACGTTCAGAAGGAATGAGTTTTTCATAAGGATACTGTATTGTTACTGGTCTCCTTCTCATATGATCAAAGGTAACAGACATACCCTGAAGCATATACTTCGCAGCATCGACTGTATCTTTTAAATATGAGAAGACCTTATTCATGACATTGGATGGAATAGTAGATCTGGAAAGAAGTAATTAAACTCAATAAGGATGACTGCTGTAATAGTCAACCAGATTGTTGCTACCACTGGGGCAGATCTAAACCACTTGGTTCGAAAGATTTTAAATAGGTTATTCATCGTTGGACATCGTGAGCACAACCATCACCATTATAGTCATCACTATCATAATACCCTCCTTTGGTTCCAAAGTAAAGTGTTAATGCTACGAATGGTAGTGCGGTAAGTATAAGTACAGTTTCTAAAATCATTATTGATAATTCCACATATGTGACATATCACCGTATTCATCAGTAAACCATCTGTCTCCTTCTGGGTCTACAAAACTAT